ATGAAACTAGGACTCTACGCAAACATCCACGCCAAGCAAGAACGCATCAAAGCTGGAAGCAAAGAAAAGATGAATAAAGTCGGCAGCAAAGCAGCGCCTACGGCCAAGGATTTTAAAGACTCGGCAAAAACGACAAAGAAGAAATGAAAGAATCCGGCAAAAATCCAAAAGGCGGCTTAAACGCTGCAGGTCGGGCTTCTTATCATGCCGAGACCGGCGGCACGTTAAGGCCTCCAGTTAAGGCTGGCGATAACCCTAGACGCGCAAGTTTCTTAGCACGGATGGGCAATATGCCAGGGCCAGAACGCAAGGACGGTGAACCCACCCGGCTGCTGCTTTCATTGAAAGCGTGGGGCGCATCTAGCAAGGGTGATGCACGGTCTAAGGCCAAAGCAATTTCTGCAAGGAATAAAAAATGACGCTTGTTTCCCAAATTGGGTTTATAATTCTTACCTGAGCATATGCTGCAACAGCTGCTGTCATCAACGAGGCACTTATGGCATATGTGATGACCTACGATAGCCTGCTGGTAGATCTGCGCCGATATTTAGAGCGTGGGTTCACCGAGGCTAGTGACCAGATTGTTTACGATCAACTGCCGAGGCTGGTAACGCTCGGAGAGCGTAGGATTTCCCGCGAGCTAAAAATCCAGGGCTTTATCAGGGCAATCACTACGCCGTTGTCAATCGGCGTGGCAGTTTACCTCAAGCCTGACCGCTGGCGTGACACGGTTTCCATGACCGTAGATGGTATCCCAATCTTTGCAAGATCCTATGAGTACCTGCGCAACTATTGGCCCGTTGAGGCAACAACCGGCAATCCGGCGTACTACGCTGACTATGACTATCAACACTGGCTGATCACGCCGACACCGGCTGCGGCCAAAACGCTAGAGATCCTGTACTACGAGCAGCCTCGTTTTCTCGGCGATGACTTCCAGACAAATTGGGTCACAGAGTACATCCCAGACCTGCTGCTCTATGCCGCCTTGCTTGAGGCTACACCGTTCCTTAAAAATGATGAGCGAATCCAGACCTGGCAAGCAATGTATGACCGAGCAGCGCAGGCAGTCAACGGCGAAGATTTGAAGCGCATTCTTGACCGCTCAGCTAACCGGAGTGAATCCTAATGCCTATCTATAACGACGTTTTTGGCGGCGCAAACATATATCCAAGCGAGATCAGCTATAGCTCGGTTGCGCTAAGTGCCGACATCACACTCAGCTGGCCAACTGAGGCGTCAACAAGCACCAACCTAGCTACTCGCATTATGGACGTGACTGCCACTGCTGGCAGTTACGTAATCACGCTCCCTGATGCCAAAAAGACCGGCACTGGCCAGACTATCCTGTTTAACAACCAGGGGTCTTTCCCTTTTATCGTCAAAGATGCGGCAGGCGTACAGGTAGCATCAATTGCTACGGCAACAATCTGGCAAATCTATTTGACGGACAACACAACTGTTGCTGGCAGTTGGGAGACTTTGCAGTTTGGGTCTACTACCTCTACAGCAAATGCATCGGCACTGGCCGGCACAGGTATCGTGGCCGTTGGGACCGTGTTGTCGCAGTCTGTGCCAATCACCAACTTCAACTCAAACTACACAGCAGGCGTTGTCGACCGCGCCAAAATGTTTGTATGGACAGGTTCAGGCGGCGGGACTTTGACGCTACCCTCTGCACCTACGATGGGTGACAACTGGTTCCTCTGCTTCCGCAACGGCGGTGGTGGCTCAGTCGTTGTTGATCCATCAGGCACTCCGCTCATCAATGGTGCGGCAACTTTAAGTTTCAGCCCAGGCGACTCAGCAATCATTGCTACCGATGGCACGGACTACTTCACAATTGGGTTTGGCCAGTCTGCAACATTTGCTTTTGATTACACCTCAATTGCCGTTGCTGGGACGGGCAACTACACTCTAACCGGGACAGAACTAAACCGGATTGCGTACAATTTTACTGGTGCTTTGACGGGCAATCGCGTCATTATTGTACCTGCAACAGTCCAGCAGTATTGGGTGAGCAACGCTACCACAGGCGCGTACACACTGACTGTAAAAACATCAGCAGGCACAGGCGTGACTGTTACCCAAGGCGCTAGAGCAATATTTTATTGTGATGGCACGAATGTGGTTGACGCAGACACCAGTACTGTCTCTGTGCCGATTTCAATTGCTGATGGCGGCACAGGGGCTACGACCGCTGCCGGGGCTCGTATCAACTTAGGCTCAACAACTACTGGTGATGCCATCTTTATTGCAGCAACTCAGCAGGCAGCTTGGACAGCCCTAGGTATAGCGCCAGCGGGTGTTGTGGTTGGCGGGACATTCTAAAATGCCTCCAGTACCTACGGTCATACTAAAGTCCTCTCCCGGAATCAAACGGGACGGGACTAAATTTGACGGCGATTTCTACACCGATGGGCAGTGGGTACGGTTTCAGCGTGGGTTGCCCCGCAAGATTGGTGGCTACAGGTCAATCAACAAATACTTGAGCCAGATATCGCGGGGCTTTACCTCGTTCACGCAACAAAGTTTGCAGTACTGCCATTCTGGTGGCACAAGCACTCTTGAGCGGTTTACGATTGACAGCAGCGGCAACAGTTCAATCATCAGTAGCCGAGCCCCGGTTGCTGTCTTTGCAACTGGTACGGTTACTTTGTTGACCGGCGCTGCTGGATCCGTTGACACTGTGACGGTGAATGGCGTAACCATCACTTCTGGCTCTGTTGCCTATAGCACTAGCTTGGCCGTTACAGCTACCGCCGTTGCTGCAAACATCACAGCGTTTACGTCATCACCTGACTACAGCGCGGTTGCTGTTGGCACCACAGTCACTATCACAGCAACGACTGCAAGTGCATCCGTGAATGGCTTTGTGGTGGCTGTAACGCTGACCACACTTACTGCCTCAACAACCAACATGACTGGAGGCAATGCGGCTTTGGTGAGTTCTGCGTACAACAAGTGGATGTTCCAATACATGTACAGCGCGTCCACAACTGACAACTCAATCATTGCGCATGTAGCACCCAACGGTCAGTGCGTGTGCAATGATACGGGTGGCCAGATCTTTATCGGCGATGTTTTAACTACGGCAACGTTGACTGAAATTCCGCTCCCTGCCGGAGCTAACGCAACTGGTGGCATCGTATCTCTGCACCCCTACTTGTTCTACTATGGCACGGCAGGGATTGTGGGCTGGTCTGTGCCAGGAAGCCCCACTGATTTATCTGGTTCCGGTTCTGGCATCGCTCGCGTATGGGGCCAGAAGATTGTCAAGGGTATGCCGCTAAGGGCAGGCTCAGGTTCTGCCCCTGCGGGTTTGTTCTGGGGGTATGACGCCGTAATCCGTGCCACATTTACTGGCGGGACTACCATATTCCAATTTGACGTGATAGCTACCGATACATCAATCATGTCTGAGGACTGCGTGGTTGACTACGACGGTGTGTTCTTCTGGGCTGGTGTTGATCGATTCTTGATGTTTAACGGCGTGGTGCGGGATGTCCCCAACACGCTCAATCAAAACTGGTTCTTTAACAATCTGAATGATTCTCAGCGCAGCAAAGTGTTTGCTTTTAAGATGCCGTACTTTGGCGAGATCTGGTGGTGCTACCCACGGGATGACGCTACAGAGTGCACCCATGCCGTCATCTACAACGTGCGTGAGCAGACTTGGTATGACACGGCATTGCCAGAGTCAGGTCGCAGTGCTGGCGGCTTTAACAACGCCTTTGCATCGCCTTTGTTGGTTGACGCCGTTCCAGCAACGAGCGGCTATCGGGTCTGGATTCACGAGCAAGGCACGGACGAAATTGACGGCATCACCTCAGCGCCGGTTCAGTCATATTTTGAGACTGCCGACTTGTCGTCATTGGTACGGGGCAATGATGCTCGACTTCGCATTACCGTTATTGAGCCTGATTTTATTCAGAGCGGTCCGATGAGTGTGCAGGTAACAGGTCGTGCTAATGCTAGGGCTCCTGAGGTGCTAAGTCAGCAGTGGACGTTTGAGGAAACCGCCACCCAGTCTTACGAGCAAATTGTCATGATGAAGGAAATGCGCAGAGAGTTGCGTGTGCGTTTTGAGTCTAACGCCGTGGGCGGCAATTACCAGATGGGCCAAATTATTGGCCACATTGATAGCGGCGACAGGACGGTGTTGGAATGACCACCATAACACGCCCGTCGCACATGCAGCTTAATGATTGGGCCGACCAGATTGCGCTTGATTTAGACAACTATGGTGCCTTTGGCAGGTTGGACAAAGATGACGACTGGCAAGACTGGGCCATGCAGTTTTTGAACAATACATCGCTAGGCCATAATTTCCCAAAGCCGTACGACTTTAAAGATTGGCGTGAGTGGGCAGAACGTTTCTGTCAGAGTCTGTCATAGGACAAAAAATGAATAAGCAAGAAATCTTACAGATGGCGAAACAAGACCCGCGCTTTGCGCAGGCGGTACTTGCTGTTGAACAGCAAATGGGTGATACGGATATTGCGCCGGAACAACTCACTGAGATGGTCAAGATGCTTGAGTTTGCGCTCAACAACAAAGACAAGTATCCAGAAATCCGGGCCGCTCTAATCAAAGACAAATTGGTTCACGCTGAGGACATGCCTGAGCAATTTAACCCTGTCATTTTGATATCTGTCTTAGTTGTTTTGTATGGCTTGCAAGAGCGGTCTACTACAAAAATGGCTCGTGGGGGTCTAGCATCTGCCGCACGTCAGCTTCGCAGGGCAGGGCGCAGCGGCGACACGATGCTAGCGCACATCAACCCTCGCGAAGCCCAGATGCTGAAGCAAGCCGGTGGTAGCGGGACAATCAATCCAAGCACAGGCTTGCCAGAGTATTTTGATTTTGGCGACTTCTTTAAGTTGGTTTTGCCAATCGCTATAGACTTCATTGCACCCGGCCTAGGCACTACGATAGGCACGGCTTTGGGTGCATCTGCAGCATGGGCTCCGGCTTTAGGCGGCGCATTGATTGGTGCCGGCACATCAGCCATAACTGGTGGCAACCCATTGCAAGGCGCAATCATGGGTGGCATGGGCGGCGGCTTAGGCGGCAACCTTGGACAAATGTTTGCACCCGATGCAAGTGCGGCCACGCAAGGATTGCTAGGTAGCGGCCTTGCTGGCGCTGTAGGTGGCATGGCTTCCGGTCGCGGCCCGTTGGAGGGCGCTGTTCAAGGAGCGCTAGGCAGCTACATTGGGAACAAAGTAGGCGGCATGGGTGGCTCAGGCGCACTTGGTACTGGCTTAGCTGCAGGTAGCGAGAATTTTAGGAATGCAATGGTGGCCGGTTATGACCCGCAAACTGCTTTGACAAGCGGTGCATTGTCAGGCTTAGCAGCCGGCATGCTTAAGCCTTCGCAAACGGCGGTTGATAGTTTAAGCAGTCCTGCAACCAAAACAGATGCTAAGTCAGGGTTTAGTTTTGACAAGCTGGGCAACTTACTGCCATTTGCCGGGTTGCTTTCTTCTGGGTCATCAGATGCGCAGCAGGCTGTGAAATCAATGTCTCCAGAACAGCAAGAATATTTTAACCGGCCCTCTATCAAGTGGGACTGGCCAAAGATGCAACGGGACGCTTCCAATGCAAACATGAGCCTGTCGCAATTCATGGCCCAGAACTGGCCTCAAGTTACTTCGGGTACTTACAATCTGCCCGTTGTCACTAAGGCCAGGGGCGGTCCGCTGTCTCAAATTGCGTACATGGCGCGGGGTAGCGGCTCTGGCCGCGACGACACAATTGATGCAAGGCTAAGTGATGGCGAGTACGTGATTGACGCTGAGACTGTTGCTTTGCTAGGAGATGGCTCTAGCAAGATGGGCGCACAAAGATTAGATTTAATGCGCGAACAGATTAGAAAACAAAAGGGCAAAGCATTGGTAAGGGGCAAGTTCTCTCCAGATGCAAAATCGCCGCTGTCTTATTTGAGAGGTGCATGATATGGGCAGTTTATTTACCGGGTCTCCACAAAGCGCCCCATCGTATGCAACCTCAACGACTGAGACGCCGAAATGGATGCAAGATGCGATCTATAACCAGATCCAGCTAGCGCAAAATCTTGCAAATAAGCCGTACGAAAGCTATAGCTTACCGACTGTTGCCAACCTATCGCCGCTGCAACAGCAGGCTTATGCCAACATTCAGGCTAATCAAGGGTCATGGTCGCCGCAAATGTCAGCGGCACAAACCGGCATGCAAAACATGGCCGGGTCAACTGCGAGTTACTCCGCAGGACAGCCAGGGCTAACTGCCCAAGCCACACTGTTGAACAAATTGCAAGGCAACCTTAACGACCCGTACAACACGCTGAATCCTTATGTGAAGCAAGCTACGGATATGAGTGGGCTTACAAACGCGCAGCCCTACATGACCGACGCCTACAAGAAAGCTGGTGAGGCTGGAAATATCAACACGGCAACTGGTTTAAATACGGCGCAAAACAAGTATTTAGACGAGAACCTTGCAGATACAGCATCGGCGGCAGGTCAAGGTCTTTATGCAAAATCCGCAGGATTGAACGCTTTTACTGCGGCTAGTCCGTACTTAAACAAATCAGACATATCAACAGGGCTATCTTTATCTGAGCGAGCTACTGCGGCGGCTGACCCATACATGCAAGCTGCGGCAAAAAGTTCAGCCCAAAATATTGGGCAGTACATGAATCCGTACACCCAAAACGTCACTGATCAAATGGCAAAGTTGGGTGCAAGAAACTTGTCTGAAAATCTGCTGCCTGCTGTGTCAGATCAGTTTGTCCGTGCGGGTCAGTTTGGTGGCAGCCGCATGGGTGAATTTGGCTCTAGGGCATTACGAGACACTCAAGAGGCTGTGCTTAATCAGCAGGCGCAGGCATTGCAATCCGGTTACGGACAAGCGCTTGGAGCCTCACAAGCCGACCTTGCACGGCAAGCACAACTAGCCGGAACCGCTGGGTCTATTGCTGGTGCAGATTTGTCACGGATCCTGCAGGGCGCTAGCCAGTACGGCAACTTGGGTCAAACTGCTGGGCAGTTGACATCAACTCAGATGCAAAACCTTACTAACCTAGGCCAAGCGCAAACGGCTGCTGGTCAAGCGCAGCAACAGTTTGGGCTTAACGCGGCTCAAGCATCCCAAGCTGCTGAAGCACAAGATGCGGCAAGAAAGTTGCAGTCGGCTGGACAAATCAGCAGTATTGGCCAGAACATTGGCAACCTGACCCAGGCTCAGCAACAGATGCTGCTCTCCGGTGGTCAGGCTTTGTCCGGTGCTCAGCAGCAAGCTATCTCGCAAGGGCTTAGCGCTGCCGGCCAATATGGCACGCTTGGCGCAACTGCTGGGCAGCTGGCTTCAACCGATGCCGCACGACAAATGTCGGCGCTGAACCAGATGGCTGGCATGGCGCAACAAAGGCAGGGCATGCAGACAGCTGACGCAGCAAGCCTAGAAGCTGCAGGAGCATCTCAGCAAGCGCAAAATCAAGCTCAACTTAGCGCTGCGTATCAACAGTTCCAGCAACAGCAGATGTATCCCAAACAGCAAGCCGACTTTCTCAGCACACAAATCCGGGGCATGGCACCTATCACGCCACAAACCACAAACACAAGTGGGTCTACAACTACTTTTGCGCCGTCACCATTGTCACAACTGGCAACCGGACTGTATGCCTACAAAGGCTTGAACGCGCTGGGTCAACCAACACCTTGAGGTTAAATTATGGGCTATGAACTTGATCGCATGATGCAACAGTACGGGTTTAGCACCCCGGTGCTTTCCTATTCTGGCATGTCAATGCCGGTGAAACCAGGCGACCTAGCTACCGGAGCTAGCGCAATGGAGAAAGCAAACTACGATGCCTTGCTTGCCAAGTACAACGCAGACATGCCTTTGTACACCTCGGACCAAGACAAGTACAAGACCTATTCAACCGAGTACAACAATCGTTTGGCTAATACGTCAATGTACGATGCGCCTCAGTTTCAAAGGGGGGCCATGAGCAGCCCAGGCACTGGGGCATTTACTGACCAATACTCGCAGATGTATCAGGATGTGCTAGGCCGCGCACCCGATGCTACTGGTTTGGCTTACTGGAAAGGTAAATTTGGGGATATGATTTCTCCGGAAGAGTACGCTCAATTTAGGCAGTCAGCGGCAGCAGAAATAGGTAGCAGGCCTATAAACACTTTGCCTGTCACTACTCCACGGGCCATCCTGAATCAGCCTACCTACAGCACACCTACCGCAGCGCCGGTCTTGCAAACTGCGGCAACTACTACACCGTATGTTTTACCGGCTAGCGGGGGTGGGGGTGGGAATGATGGCGGCGGTCTTAATGACGGTAGTGGCGGCGGGTCTAGTCAAACTGGATGGGGGAGCGTAGCAAATTTAGCAGGTGAAGCACAACGAGCCGGATTTACCACTATTGGTAATTTTCTTGGCGGTCTTGTGCCAGTAGGTGCGGAGTACAACAAAACTAACTTAACGACAGGACTTCCGGAAAAGGGGAATTTTACAACAGCGGATAAAGCTGCACTAGGAGATAAAGCTGCAATAGCTGCAATGACCGCTCAAAATCAATCCGTAGTGCAAGATACAGAAGACGGCAGCAGCGGCAGCGGCGGCGGTCTTAATGACGGTGGCGGCGGCGCAAGGGCTGGCGGTGACCAAGGTGCGACAGGTGGTGGCTATCAAGCCAAAGGCGGCATGGTAGGCCGCTACGCCCAAGGTGGTGCGGTTCGCCACTATCAAGCTGGCGGGGAGGTTATGTCAAAAATGGCTGAGGCAGATCAGTTGATTAAAGCATTGGAAAGTGGAAAATTAACTGGGTATGAGCGTGAAGACGCTATGAGCAGGGTTGCAGAAATCTACAGAATGTTAGATGAGGAAGCTGCTCAAGTAGCACCAGCACCGATTCAGGAAAAGATTGCTCAAGTAGCACCAGCACAGACTGGGTCCGCTATGCCTAAAGAGGCGTATATACCGGATATAGCACCTAGCATGGACTTGATTGAACCAATGCCGGAGTCGGTACCAGTTACGCTTAGACAAATCAGCGAAGCTATTGCCAATGCATCTCCTTTAACCGCGTTGAAAGAAATGGTTGGAAATAAACCAATTACTGTAGAAGCCGCGCCATTGGTTAGGCCACTAGACCCTAGGCTCTATGGTGAAACTGATGAGGTTGCCACTGGTAAAGGCTACAGCCCGTTTGACCCTAGGCTCTATGGTGAAACTGATGAGGTTGCCACTGGTAAAGGCTACAGCCCATTGGACCCTAGGCTCTATGGCGAGACTAACGAGGTTGCAACAGGCCCAGGTTATTCAATGCCTGTCACCGCCCGAGCCGCGCCCCCTGCGGTGGGCCGAACACTATTGTCTATGCCTATGCCTCAAGACACCACAATCCCAATGAGCCCAACCATGGCTATGCTGCAAAAGATGCTGCTGGCTTCCCAGTCTCAAGCGTCGCCCTATGCAGATGAGTTGCGCACTGCTAGGGCTGCGGCAACAGCACAAACTGCAGCTTTTAACAAAATGCTGGAGAACGCAATCAAAGGCCAAGACGATAACAAACCATCAAAAGCTGAGATGTACTTTCGGCTTGCGGCTGCATTTGGTGCACCTACAAAAACAGGTAACTTTTTTGAGAGCCTAGCTGAAGTCAACAAGAGCATGGCTGACCAAGCTAAAGAGACTAGGTTGGCAGGCAAAGCTGGTCAAGCGCTCAGACTGCAACTTGGCTTAGAAGGTGCCAAAGCTGGTATGACTGCAGCAAAAGAAGATGTCACTGCGCTGCGAGTATTGACCAGCGAAGAGATGAAAGAAAAAGCAGCCGTTCAACGCGAATTGATTAAGGAATATTTCAAATCCGGCGAAGCCCAATCTACCTTCGGCAAGCAAGCACAAGACGAAGGTTTGGCCCCAGGGACCGCTAATTATCAGGCTCGCGTAACAACACTTTCTGATGAAGCACTTAGGAGGATGACAGCCGGGGTTGAAGCTTCTCTTGCACAAGCTACCGCAAGCCTAGCATCAATTGGTAGAGGTGCCGCAGCTGAAAAACTTGCAGCGGATAAGTTTGCAGAAAGTAAAAAAGCAGACGCTGCCAAAAAGCTGCAGTTGTCTGGACCTGAGATAAAAATGAAGGAAGAGACTTCGCAAGCCTTGGTGACAATGAGAGATGCATACGCGGATCTAGTTAAAGCGCTTAAACTTAGCGCTAATGCGTATGATGGCTCGTTGGCTGATCAAGCAATATATAAATCACTTGCTGCGGCTGGAAATCAAGACCCTAAAGTTATCAACACCGGAGTGCTTGATAACCTTCTCAAACTTGGTGCGCTGTCTACCGCAGCCACTACGCTTAAAACCCAGATTTCTGACTCTGACATGAAGATGTTAAATCAAGTCCAAGGGGCCGGAGCCAAGAGCCGACAGGAGCGAGATGCTATTCTAAAAGCTGCGATGGTTCGTATGGAAAATATGTACCAAGAAAAGAAATCCAAACTTGCTGACATCGTATCTGGTAAGTATCGCGTTGCCACCCCAGCAACCGCAGAGGAGACTGAATAATGGGCGATAAAGTTTCAGATCTGACCCTGTCTGATTTAGTGACGGGGCGCAAGCCGGTTGACCCCTATCTCAACACTGCTCGTGCTGTGTTAGGTCAAGGCGTTGGTATGGGTTGGGGCGAGGAGGCTGAGGCTTGGTTGCGGTCAAAGTTGGGCGATGAGTCTTACGAGACGTTGTTGCCTAGAATACGCAGCGAGTATGGCGAGTATGCTAAGCAGTACCCATTTACCCAGGGTGTGTCTGAGTTCGTTGGTGGCGCTGCCCCAGGTATTGGTATGATGTTCGTGCCAGGTATGCAACCGGCAGGCTTGATGCGGCTAGGCGCACTAGGTGCAGCAAGCGGTGCCATATCGGGTGCTGGCTCGGCGACAGAAGACAACCGCACAAGCGGCGCAGCCAGTGGTGCTCTAATCGGCGGTGGGCTAGGTATTGGTCTGCCAATAGCTTTACGCGGTGCTGGGGGCGCTCTTAAGTGGCTGCAGGAGCGCTTGTTCTCAACGCCTCAAGTTGTGCAAAACCGAGCGCTAGAAAAGATGACCGAGGCTATGCGTCAAGCCAAGGTTAATCCTAGGGATGTTGAAGCACAGATGGTACAAGACAGGGCGATGGGCGTCCCGGTACAAGGAAAGGCAATCGGCGTCCCGTCGGTCATGGCCAATGCAAATCCGGCGCTCAGGGATCTGGCCGAAGCGGTGGCTCAGCGTTCAGGTGCGGGTAGTAACGCAATTGAAAATGCTCTGACAACCCAAAGACTAGGCGCACGAGATCGCGTTAAAGCGCAAACAACAGCCGCGCTAAAGCCAGTTGATTACTATGGCATGGAAGACAGTTTGACTGCACAGCTTAGAAATAATGCAAAAGGTCTGTACGAAAAAGCATACGCACACGGTGATGTTGATGACCCTAGGATTGTTGAGGTGCTTAAAAACCCACAATTCAAAGCGTTCTTTGACAAAGCTCGGGGGATTGCTGACACCGAAGCTCAGACAGCAAAGCTCAAGGGTGAAGACCCACTTAAGTTTGCATTGCCTGAGATCTACAAGCCATCTGGTAGGTTTGATGCCAACGGCACCGAGATTTTAGACCTTGTCAAGCTGCCAGATGTACGGACACTAGACTACATCAAGCGTGGTATTGATGCCACCATTGACTCTGGGTTCCGTGGTAAAGGCATGAGCACAGCCGAAGCCTCAGCACTGAGGGATCTGCGCAAGCAGTTTGTCAATGCCATAGACGAAAATGTGCCGGACTACAAACTTGCTCGAAAAACTTATGCCGGCGACTTAGAGATTTTGGATGCGCTACGTATGGGCAAAGATGAGTTTAAGAGTCTTGACCATGAGCAAATCAAGAAGATGGTTGACGCAATGGGGTCTGGCGAAAAAGATGCCTTCCGAACCGGCGTTGCACGTAGCATCTATGACACCATTATGGTGCCGTCCAACAATCCAAATACAGCTCAAAGAGTCATTGGCTCTCCAGATATGCAAAAGAAGTTGTCGGCCTTGTTTGACAACCCTGCCGATTTTGAATTGTATAAAGCAGCTCTTATGCGTGAGTCGCAACTGTTTGGGGAATCAAACAAAATTTTAGGCAATTCCGCAACCGCAAGACGCCAAGAACTCGGCAAATCCCTAGACGAAGACACCGGGATGATTGAAAGTGCAGCACAAGCAGCCACAGGTAACTTCAGCGGGGCATTGAGCAGTATGGTTATGGGTGCAATCAGGTCTGGCCAGATGTCCAAAGCACGGGCAGAAAAACTAGCCGAGATGCTGATGGCCAAAGAGCCAAATGAAGTTGCTGCCGCAGTGCAAATGATTGAGAACTATGCAGCCAAGCAAGCACCTAAACAGTTCCGGGCCACACTGGGTGAGGCAGGTACTGTCACCGGCGCAAGTGCTGCAATCAATCCGGCACCTGCACCCGCCCCTACGGCATTTGACATCATGTCACCCACCAGCGACATTGAGCGGGTACTGCAAGACCGGGATGCAGTCCCAAGTGAAGAGTCATACATTGAAAAAGCATTGAAAAACCGCGACAAAACAAAGTAAAATATTGACGCAGTTGTCAATCTTTAACCCCGCTTCGGCGGGGTTCTTTTATGAGCGTTCGGTATGCCTCAATCGCATCTTTGAAATCTAAGCGCGCCTGCTCCAGTTGATCCTGCTGCTCTTGTAAACGCAGGTAAGCCTCAAGCGCGAACTTGTCCAGGGTTAGCCTATCCCAGGTTGAAAAAGTAGGGGTCACGGATGCGGGCAATCGTCAGGAACAAAAGCTAGGCAATGCACTGCAGCATACTTGCCTGCGGTCTTGACCCAGCGATCAATGTATGTATCTGGCATCAGCGCAAGTGCGCGGCTGACGCCTGTTGGCGTTAGGTTCAGCGCAAGTGCAAGTTTTAAAGCAGTCATGCCATCTGGCGCTTGGGCTAATGCGTCGCGGATTCGTTTTGAGATTACCACGGCGACTCCTCATGGTTTGCAGGATTAAAGGGGATAGGCTTGCTCGGCATCGGCAGAGGCTTGGGCAGTTCAGTGGGGAAGGGCCAGTCAGTCATGATTGCGCTCCTTGAGTTTGGCTTCAATATCTCGCGCAAAGTCATCCATCCATGCGCCATAAACAATTCGCCATTCAGCAGATAATAGTTTTAAATCCTCATCCGTCAGCCCCTGCCATTTGCGTTGGGGTGGC